TATTTGAGCCGCCTACAGTTTTATCATCTAACTGATTAATCTCTGAAGCAGTAGCAGTAACACCATTCAGTTTTGTCAGATCACTTTGAGTCACACCACTATCTTTTACTTTAGTGATATTGTTATCTATTTCTGTTCCTGTGTGTGTTGATGTATAGTTTGCCATATCTATTCAATAGGGAATAAGATGACACTATTCCATATCTAATTCTTTATATAACTCTTTATCTTTCATTCGTTTATGACCTCTACCTATATCATCTGAAAAAATAGTAGGTCTTCCAATAAGTCTAGTGAGCTTTCCATTTTCTGAGCATCCAGAAAAATCTTGGTTGCATTGGGTTAGTTTTTCGTCATTCATGCGTTGCTGTACTTCAAATTGTTTACCACATGAACATTTATAATCGTAGATAGGCATTTATTTCTCCTTATTTGAAATGAATAGGGGGGAAGTTATCCCCCCAATCATTATGCATTGTTAAAATTAACAATAGGCAAAGATGCGCTGTCAGCAGCGTGTGATAACGCAGCTCCAAACAATACATCTGCAACAACAGAAGTAGCTAAATGATCGATGTCATAAGCTGACTGCACTCTAGGTGCTAATTGCTGTGCAAAGTATATTGAGTTTCTATTAAAGATGGTAGCTGTTTCATCGCCAGATCCTCCATCATCATCCCAGTCAGTAGATGCATAAACAGGCATACCATACGCCATCATTACATTTCCACTTACTAATGGATTAGCGCCATCTCCTCTTTTTTGTGCTTCTGTGAAGTCACCAAGAGAGAGTAATGACATATAAGCAGCTGGTGAACAATAAAAGAATGTTTCACCATCTGTGTAGTCATAATTAGCGTCAAGCAGTTTTTGTAAACCGCTTCTGATTAGAGCTGTAGTGAATGTGTTGTCAGTTGAAAGAGCAACATCATTAGCAGAAGCTGATTGCAAAATTGTGACAGCCAGATAATTCTCTACTTTCTTTGCAAGAGCATAGCCCATTGAACGAGCGTAAGCGTCAAACAAATCAGCAGATTCTTGTACTCTGACAATATCTTCAATTCTTTTAGCTTCATAGTGATGTTGATCTACTGCAAGTTGGATTTTTCCATCTGTGTTAGCAGAGTAAGTTACTGCTGTGTCAGCTGATTTAGCTGCTGCAGTTTCTTCGGCTACTTTAGGAATATTTAAAATATCCCCGCCGCCTGATAACATAGATGAGAAGTCCAATACTTGATTTCTTAACTGAAATTGTCTTTCAGCATAGTCAAGAATTGCATCTCTCCACATCTCTGGGATGAAATTTTGTGCTGTAGTTGTAGTTACATTAGCCATTTTATTTCACTCCTTATGAATTTCTATAATTATCTACTATTGTCTTCCAGTTTTGTCTTCTTTCATTTTTATCCATATCTTTGAAAGCGTCTTTTTCTAGTGACATTTTAGTAGATGCTGATTCCTGAGTTGCAACTGGCTTTGCTTTAACATTCATATCTACAAATTTTTGTAGTTTAGCTAAAGGTAAGTCTGATGCAATCTCTTTTTGCTCATCAGATAATCTTTCCATAAGATTCGACCTCATCTCACTTTGAAAGTTATCATATTCATCCGCTTTTACTTTGAATTGATCGCGCTCCTGCGATAAGCGTTCAGATAACTCTTTATACTTTTCTTGTTCTTTTAAAGTATTTTCGTCAATCTCTCTTAACTGAGCTTTAAGAGATTCGTTTTCTTCGCGAAGTTTCGCTTTATCTTGACGATGTTTCTTGGCTTCATATACTAATTCACCAATATTGTTATCTGATTTGGTTTCTTGAGTCGGCTCTGACTCTGGCTGATCGGTGGTCATATCCTGACCGAGTGTTTTGTCTTCTGACATTAATTACTCCTTATAATTTCACTTTTATTGTAAAGGGTTTTTTATCTTTTAGCGCTTTGCTAATATTTCCCTTTGTATTATTAGAAAAATCGTTTACAAGAATCTTAAATACATCTTGCGGAACAGGAACATCTGCTCCTGGATTTACATAAGAAAATCTATTTGTATCTTTTTGTGTAAATCTAGAAGAAAGCCCTCTTCTTAAATTTTGTTCTTTATTTTTTTTAAAATAATTACCTACACGATATGCAATCGAGCTAGATGTTGTTTCTCTATTATCTACCTTAAAAGACTCTAAAAGTTTTCCTGTCAATGTAAAATCTGAATAGCTAGGTGATCCAGGCCTAATTCTTTGTTTTCTTTTTTTATAAGCATCGCTTAATTGTCCTGTTCTTTGGCTTAATACATTTTTTCCACTTCTTAAAATATCTACATGCTTTTTTACTGCCTTTTTTGCTGTTTTTTGATTCTGTTCTTTTGTTGGGAATAGTTTTTGTACTTTTGTTTTAGCCATCTTGTCTATCCTCGTAGTATTGCTGTTGTGTTTTTACTCGTAAAGTCCTATTTTTACTCTTATATCTGTCTTCAACTATTTTAAATTCTTTTTTAGCATCATCTATCAAATCTTTATCAACATTCTCAGCTACTTCCCAATATCCACGACAATTAGGTCCACCTCTATCTGCGAAAGCACCTGGAAAATTAGCTTCTATAGTTTTTCTGTCCATTGCTCCAAAGGAAACCATTTTCATACACACATGTCTTGTTTTATTATCTATAGGATTTATAAATATGTATTTAGTATTTTCTGGTGCAGTATCAGCCATAGATTGTGTAACTAGGTTAGCATAGTCAGCTATCTGTGTTTGAACAAAAGTAGATATGCTAGTTGATCTCAAAAAATAATCTCTTAATACTAAATTTTTAATAGCAGATGCTTCTTGTCCAGCTGAAATTCCTCTTATTACAGAAAGTTTTACTTTGTCACCTAATGACAAAGAATAATTACGAATTAAGTTCTCATTTGCTAATCTAAATGCTTGTAATCTAGATTCACTAATTGTTCCAAATAAACGCAGATCATCTAAAACAGAATCTATGCGTAACATGTAGCGCGAAATGGCTTGTTCGATTAGTAAGTCTTGCAGCCAATAATCTGCAATGACTAACCCCCCTAATGCTAAAAGTACAGTATCTTTATCGTTATCTTCTTCAAGCTGTACTGATTCATCTACGAATCTATTAACAGCATCCTCATAGGACTGTGTAAATTCTTCTTGAGCTTCTACAATCGTATCTTGTATAGGCATTATGACCTTAGTCTATTTAATAAAGAATTAGGACTTGGCTGCTCTTCCTCTGCGGGTTGATTTTGTTCTATCAACTCTCGTATCTGCTCATCAGACATGTCAGGATTATTATATTTAAACCAATTTTCTTTATTATCTAATCCCTGGTCAAACTTCCATGTCCAGTAATTAATCTCTTCTTGAGGATCTAGGTACATCTTTGGCTCTACAAAATCAACTGAATAGTCTTCAGATATAGATTGCCCTGTTTGTACTTCAATAATTTTTCTATCAATCTCAAATCTTTTCTTTTCAAATACTCTATAAGTATCCTCTGTAGTAGCAATACGCTCTTCCATGTTTTCAATCTCTTGAATACGCAAAGCACTACCACTTGGTGCATTACCATGTGAGTCTGCCCATTTAATTCTTAAGTGATTATTAGACAATGTAGCAGATACATAAAATTTTATACCATCAATAATTTGTGTAATAGATGCGTTTGGTCCAGTAATACCAAAATTAGCTCCCTCTGGTAGATATAATAATTTATCTACGCCAAGTTCAATTCTGCTGGCATCATCCACTCCAGTAACAAAACGAATACCAATAGCGCCAAAACGCAAACAAAGCGCTAATTCTGTCATCGCAATAGAAGTGTGCAAGTCTGCTGAAACAACATCCGAAGCATTCGCAGAATAGAATTGTCCACGAAGCGGCGGGTAGCGATGGGTAAATACTACAGGTAAAATACCATAAGGATTTATATCTCCCTCATTAAAGGAAACTTTATTCCCATTTATGATGCCAAAGTGTTTTCCAGGATAACCTGGTCTATCTTCAGTCCATACTACCATCATATCACTTGCTTCGTCTTTTGAATACCCATAACTAGGAACAAAATAAGCAATACCAAATGGCTTGTCCTCATAAGGCAAGAACAATGGCTCGAAGTGTGTTAAGTTTTCATATTCTACTTTTTGAGTAGCTTCATCCCATCTAGAGCGAAATGCCATACAACCTAATAAATAAGTTAAAGATTCTAATTGTCTTCTTTTGGCATTTAAGTCTGGAACATTTGCATAATCTTTATATCTATCGTCTGCATTCATCACAGGCGGCCTTTTATAAGTCATGGATCTGGCTTTGATAACACGCCTGGTTAAGTTTTGTGAAAATACAGGTATTTGTTTTAAAGTTTCAGATGAGAAATAACTAGATACATAATCTTCAATATTAATCCCCTCATAAAAATCTAATAACTGATCTATTTCTTTATGTCGTTCTGTTTCTACATAAGAAAAGTGTTCTGATAAAACACTTATAATTTGTTGTTGTGTTGCGTCTTTGACTATTACCATTCTAATGTTCCTGCCTTGTTCTGTTTAATAGGGTAAAGGTTTACTATAAAATATCTTAATACATCTGCATGGTGGTCATTTCTACCATCCTTTAGCGGCTCTTCTTTTAATCGTTGGTCTGTTTTCTTTTCTGGGTATCTATAATTTTCTATACTTGAAATACTACCTTTACACTTTTCATCATAAAAAATATGAGCATCCCCCTCACCATCCTCAAACCATCTGCGGACATGAGCAACCCCATTTGCTATGTTCCTGGAAATCTTATCTCTCTTGAATTGTACATTAATACCATGTCTTCTAAAAATCTCTATATCACCAATACCGCTCTGAGCTTGTACACCGCCACCAGCTGGATCGCAAAAATATCTATGGACATCATAACCTCTATTCCATACCATCTTTGCTAAATCTTCTGTTTTTACATTTTCTTCATGACATATCTCATCAAATACATAAATGGTGTCCATGCCATCCTCATCATCAGACTTCTTTACCTGAAACCAATTCACACAAGGCATTCTAAAACCAAAGTCAATGGAACAGTAAGTAGGTAAATCGGGATCATAAGTATGGTTTCTAATATGCACCCTGCGGTCAAAATCATATACTTTACCCGCAAAAGAAGTAAATTCAGCACCAAACTCTTGAGCCAAAGTTTCTTTTGTAAGTGTCTTTTTAAGTTCATCCATGCTCTCCTTGAAATATGGTGATTCCCATGATGGATGCTGCCAGGAGTTCCAATCACTATATTCCTTTTGTTGTCCTCTGACATATAAATCATATATCCAATTATATCCCAGAGGGGTAGTTGTAAAAAGACACCATCCCCCCCTGTCTGATAGAGTAGGTCTGAGATATTGCTCCCAGACAATCTGTTTTACTCTAGCAGCTTCGTCAATAATCATCCAATCCAAACCCTCACCAACTAATGAGTCTGGGTTATCACACGACTTAATCCACAATTCGCTATTCAATCCCTGTAGTTTTAAATAATATATCTGTCCTGAAATCTCTTTTTTAGCTGCAATGGGTAATTTTAAATGCAAGATAACATACTCTTTTATTAAACGAGCAACTTTATCGCACAATTCATAATTAGGAGCAACCACCCACCCCCTAGTGTTAGGGGTGAGCAAGTATGGTAATGCTTCTGCCGCAGCAGAAAATGACTTTCCTGATCTACGCCCCTGAATGTTTACCCTAAATCGAGCAGTAGAATCATGAACATCTAATTGATTCTGTGTAGGGACATAATCTATCAGACTCCAGAGCTTTCTTTTATTCAGTATCTTTTTCAGCATCTTTTATAGGGTTATCCACATATCCACATTCTTTTAGTATTGTTTCTAAGTTTCCACTAAAATCAACCTCTTGTTTTTCTGATTGTCCCAGATATTGTTTACCCAAGAAAATCAAAAGAGCAGTATTCCCTAATGCTGCGTGCTTCCATTGAAGCTGACGAAGTTTAATCTTCATCTGTTCTTTACCAGCTTGTAACTCTGATTTGTATTTTTTTCTAATAGTAGATTCATCGCAACCAAAGAATCTAGCAATCTCTACTGTGCTACATCCAAAACTGGCTAATAATTCTACTTTATTTGAATCTATGTCTAATATTTTTGGCATTGAATTTTTTTAACCTCTGTTTAATACTTCTTTTTTTCATTCTAAATAATTTTTTAGGTATAAAGTTTTTTGCACTATTTACAGTAACATTCATTTTCCAACTTTACGCATTGCTGCAGTATGTGATTGTTTAAAGGTTTTACCCTTTCTCATAGCTGCTGCCATTGATCTTAAATGTGCTTTTGTATGATGAACTTTATGTCTGCTCATCTGTCTTTTTTGTACTTTGGTTAATCCTTTTAGACTAACCCCTTTTAAATTTTTAGCCATTATTTTCTTTTCCTAATGGTCATTTTTTTCTTTTTACCCATTTTCTTTTTCTTTTTCTTTTTTCCAGTATGATAAGGCATACATCCCCCCGCGTTAATTAACTATTCACTAAATATATTTTTAGTTTACATTAAAAAACTTTTCACATTTCATCAATGCTCTGCGCCAATATGTTTTTGCACTACTGACTGATATATCTAAACCCTCTGCTATGTGGGGAAAAGTCATGAGGTTAAGTCTTCTATTGAAAACCTGTCTTTCCCTATAAGACATTTCATCATAAGCACTATGAGCAGCAAACTGCCATTTTCTATCTTTCTCTGGGATTAACCCACTCTGAAAGACTTTTAACTTATGAGCAAATTCTTGACGCAGATCAACTGAGTCTTCTAGCATTTGTCTATTTTTATCAGTTAGCATTTCCCAATCTGACATGTCATTACTTCCTTTACAATGGTGTTGAAAATTTTAAGAGCCAATACCCCGCACACCCCCGCGCCGCCTTGGGTGTTGGCCTTGTAGTTATACATAATATATATTATACGCAATAAGTCCCGACGAAGCAAACAGAAAAAGATCATAACCGCGCCAGGATGTCATACAAAAGCGCGGCGGGGG